TCGTGGATCAGAAGCTGACCGCAATTTATAACTTCTTCTCGGCCAAGCTCACGGCCATTGCTGATTTCGTGAGCCAAAAGCTCGAGGCCGTGAAGAACTACTTCACGACGAAGCTCGAAGCCGCGAGGGCGGCGGTCGATGCAAAATTGACCGCAATTTATAACTTCTTCTCGGCCAAGCTGACGGCTATCGCTGATTTCGTGAGCCAAAAGCTCGAGGCCGTGAAGAACTATTTTAACAGCAAGCTGGAAGCGGCGCGTTCCTACGCGGATACGAAGCTGACGGCTATTTATAACTTTTTCTCCACGAAGCTCACGGCGGCGGCCGACGTGGCCAGCCAAAAGCTCGAGCTTGTGAAGAACTACTTCTCCAGCAAGCTGGAAAACGCAAGGTCAACCGTCGATAGTAAGCTCTCGGATATCAAGGGCAAGTTCGACAGTAAAATGGGCGAGATGGCTTCCAAGGTATCCGAAAAAATGGAGGCTATAAGAAAAGCGTTTGCGGATAAAATACAAGCCGCACATGACGCGGTGGCCGAAGTGATTGCGAAAATCAAAAAGCTGTTTGATATTACGCTGAAGCTCGATATTAAGCTCCCGCATATCAGCGTTGACGGCGGCGAGGCTCCTTACGGTATCGGCGGAAAGGGAAAGCTCCCATCCTTCGATGTTAAGTGGTATGACCACGGCGGTATTTTCGACAGCCCGTCTGTTATTGGTGTCGGCGAGAAGCGGCCGGAGTTCGTCGGCGCGCTTGATGATTTGCGGCAGATCGTCCGGGAGGAATCCGGGGCGGGAGCCGGTTCGGAATTGCTGCAGCAAATGCAGCTAATGACCACCTACATGGCCGAAATGCTCCGCGAGATAACCGGTGTTCGTCCTATTCAGGTAACACAGGAAATTTACGCAAACGAGACAAGCTATTCCGAACAGCAGAAGGCAGCGGCGCGAGAATTTAAAGCGATTGCGAGGACTATCTGATGGAATTATACGAGCAGTTAATTTACAAGAACAGCCGTGGCGAGAGCATCACCTTCGGGATCGGCTCCGTGTACCACGTAAACGTGTCAAAAGATGTGACCGGAATTTCGGACCTGAAGGACACGATTTACAGCACGTCGAGTATGGGCCAGCACGGCGATACTTATGTCGGCGTCCGGATTGAGCCGCGCGACATTGCTCTTACCGGAAAAATAAAAGATGAACACAAGGAGGCGCAGCTGCGCCTCCGACGTGAAGCGCTCCGGATCCTTAACCCGGAGCTGGAAGGGACGCTGTATTACATATATGGCGACTTCATGCAGAAAATAGGCGCGAAGGTTGACGGCACTCCGGAGTTCTACCGGTCGAAGGAAGCGGCGTCGCAGCTGTTTGATATCAGCTTTAAGTGCCTCGACCCGTTCTGGAAGGATGAGCAGGAAACCCGCGAAGATATCGCGTCATGGATCGGTGCGTGGATATTTCCGACGGTTATTGATAAGGATGACCCGACCAGCATGATCTTCGGCTATCGTGAGGAGTCCCTGATCGTTGACGTTTATAACCCCGGACACGTGGCCACCGGTATGCGCATAAAGCTGAAAGCACTCGGCCAGCTCACCGGCCCGAGCCTCCTAAATGTAAATACGAGGGAGTTCTTGAAGCTGAATATGACGCTCTACGCTGGCGACGTGGTGGATATCGATACGAGCTACGGCAAGAAAACCGTCGTGCTTACTCGCGCGGGCGTGAAATCAAACGTCTATCGCTATATTGACGTGGACTCGACTTTCATGCAGCTGGATATCGGCGACAATGTATTCCGCTATGACGCGGAGTCGGGGCTTGACAGCCTGGACGTTACTCTTTCCTTCAACGCCATGTATTTGGGGGTTTGATTTATGGATCTACGAGTATTTGATAAAGCGCTGAACCCGCTCGGCCTTGTCGATGAGATGGCGAGCTGTATATGGACGATGCGCTATTTTAGCGTGGGAGAAGTAAAGCTCCTCGCTCCTATTACTGAAAATAACAAGGAATTGCTTGTGGCCGGAAACATAGTTATCAAGCATGACGAATATATCGACTTCACGGATGGCGACGACGAAAACTGGCGCCGGGCGGCCGAGATAACCTTTATCAGGTACACGAAAGACGAGAAGGGCCAAGAGCAGATCGAGGCGCAGGGCTATATGCTCGGCCGGTGGCTTAATCAGAGGGTTATCAATCCTCAAATACAGCTAAACGGAACGTGCCAGCAGATAACGAACCTCCTGATTTCAAAGAATGTCGGAAGCGAGGCCGGGGCCAAGCGAGCCTTCCCGCATTTCGTCGTGCTTCCGCAGGACGATTACGGCGGCGACTCGTTCGAGTATTCAAACGAGGCCCTGAAAGCCCTCGGCGATGAAGTCCGGGACGTATGCCAATCCGGAAAGCTCGGATATGACATCCTTGTAAATGAACGCTCGAAGCTCTACGGCTTTTATCTTTACGATGGCCGGAACCTTACAAGCGGAAACACGGCCGGAAACCCGCCGTGCATCTTCTCTCGTGACTTTGACAATGTCAACGAGCAGGAATACGAGGACAGCACGGAGAATTATAAAAATTACGCGTTTGTGCGCGGGGCCGCTGATGATCAGAACGTGCAGGAAGTTGTCACGGTCGACCGGGAGCTTGCCTCTGGGCTGGCCCTTCTGGAAGTCCTGATTGACGCCAGTGATATTGCCCGGAACGCGGAGGATGGATCCGGAAGCTCCACTCCTATTCCGGTGGCCAAGTATCGACAAATGCTTGTTACCCGGGGCAATACAGAGCTGGACGGCCTGATCGAGACGCATAGCTTTGAGTCGTCTATCAATACGCAGTCCAACCTTCGATACAAGGAGGACTTCGATATGGGCGACCGCGTAACGTGTGTGGAAAGGCGCTGGGGCCTGACGATCAATTCACGAATAACGGAAATAACGCAGACCTTTGAAAAGGGGAAAGCGACGCTTGAGGTCACGTTCGGCGAGTCCGCGCCGACGCTCCTCGACAAAATAAGAAAGGCGAGGTAAAAGGACATGGCTAATTATTTACCATTCAACAGTATCGGTGCCGACCGTGCGTGCAAGGCGGAGGACTGGGCTTGGTACTTTGCGACCTTTATATCCAACGGCGTGTTCCCGAACCCCTCAAATGGGCTTCAGGTTACGGCCAACGGAAACATGGAGATTGCGGTCAAGCCCGGCTATGGCTTTATAAACGGTTACGCGTTCCGAAACGTGAGCGACTACATTGTAGAGCTCGACATGGCCGATGGCGCTCTAAACCGCATCGACCGCTTTGTTTTGCGCTGGGATTTAACAAACCGCATGATGCTCATTGACGTATTAAAGGGCTCGGTTTCTGCTGAACCGGTGGCACCGGCCGTCACAAGATCGGCCGATGTGTGGGAGCTGGCCCTTGCCGACGTTTACGTCGGGAAAGGCGCGACACAGATTACACAGGCCAATATAACCGACCTCCGGTATAACTCGGAGCTTTGCGGTATTTGTGCCGGTATGATTACGCAGGTAGACGCTTCCACCCTGACGGCTCAATTCGATGCGTTTTTCGAGGAATATCAGGTCGCAACGCTGGAACAGTACCACGGTTATATGGCCGATATTCAGGATTACGAGGCCACGGAAAAAGCGCAGTTTGAAGCGTGGGAAGCCCAGCAGCAGCAAAGCGTCCTTCAATGGACGGATGCACAGCAGACGGCGTTTTATGCATGGCTTCAGGAGATACACGACGCGCTGGAACCTGAACCGGCTGCAAGGCTCGCGGCTATCGCGGCCAACCATGAGGAGCGCATCACGCTCATTGAGTACATGAACACGAAGAATGACTTCTTCACACCGACGCTCAATGACGCTGGAGAAGTTATTCTTGACGACGATGGTTATGCGATCATCGCCGACTGGAAATATAAAGAAGCATAAAAGCAAAGGAGGAACGGAAAATGACAATCGATGTTGAAAATGGGCGGAGATGGGCTGACATGGACTTGGCCGGATCGGCCGACCTTGCCGACGTGATAC